TTTCTGATAGTCAGAATAATCGACGTAATCACCATCGGTACTCTCTTGTAGACCACCAACAATTTGCTTATAGCGCTTTACTGTCATTTTACTGTCTCCCGATATTCTGCAATAAGGTCGTCAAGCTCGGATTCTTCAAGGTCGCTCATTGAAACCTTAGCCACCAACTCCACAACTCGACGCGCTTTTTTAACATCAAACTTTGGCGCACTCAGGAGCTTGTTGGTGACCTTTTTGTTATCAGTCTGCGCTTCTGCACTCTCGATAACGTCAATAGCCTTGTCGCCGTGCTCACGAACGATTTTTGCTGCATTGGCATAGCTGATTGCGCCGTCTTCTATCTTCTTCTGCACCGCTTCCGGCATAGAAATAAGCGACAGGTGCAATTGAACATCTGACACTGAGCGCCCTACTTTTTTAGCTATTTCTTCGTTTGTCCACCCCCATGATTTGTATCGGCGATAGGCTCCCCGCGTTCCAGTGGGGTGAGGTTTCTACCCTGAGAACTGGTAACCATGAGAGTGAGCTTTTCTGCTTCGCTCTGACCAGTTACATCCTTACATTCCAGTCTTGATATCTCAGCGCCACGCTCTACAGCCAAACGAGCTCCCAGCAAGCGATGGTGCCCGTCGTTCACTTTAAGCCCGTCAGGCGTAACCTCAATAAACAATGCAGGCACATTTTCTGGATTGTTCGTGTAAGCCTGAGCGAAGTTTTCTACATGCTCCTGGTCGATTTCCCGGATGTTGTATCCTGGTTCAATATAAAACTGGGCAAGTGGCGCAAGATAAGTTTTGTTTACCTTGATGCCGTCGCGAGTTTCTTCTTTTGCGTACTTTTGAGCTAGTTTCATTATTGTTCTTCCTCATTATCTTTCAACCATTCAGGGCGCTTACCCTTGCCAAGGAAGAAATCAATCAAATCAAGCAGGCTAGGGTAAAACTTCAGCGCCCTCTTGCCATCCATTTCTGCAATTTCGCGCTTGCTGAATGACCGCCATTTCTCTGCCGTATGGTTCTGGCATCCAGCTTTGATGTATTCGCCATTGCTGATTTGCAGGTAATACTCTTCACCCATAATTACATAGGTGAGATCAGGCAGGTTGGCACCGTACAGGTCGGCACCGTACAGGTCGGCACCGCGCAGGTCGGCACCGCGCAGGTTGGCACCGCGCAGGTCGGCACCGCGCAGGTTGGCACCGCGCAGGTCGGCACCGTACAGGTTGGCACCGTACAGGTTGGCACCGCGCAGGTCGGCACCGTACAGGTCGGCACGTGATCCGTTTACGCGAAACGACGTTACCCAGACCTTATGTTCTTTAAGAATTTTATTTAATTCAGTTGTATTCATGTAATTTACCAGTTTTTAAGTTATGGATTTAAAAAAAGTCACCGTCTACAGCGTCAGAATCATTGAATTTTGATTTTTGCGTTCCAGTCAAATCTCGGTCGTCAAGAACGACAGATTCTGGTGCAGCAAGCAACCGGAGGTCTGCAATGCGGTTGATAATCTCCTGTTCCTTCTGGTGGTGCTCAGCACGCATTTTCTGCAATGCCTGCTCAAGTCCTTCAGTGGCAATTTCAAGGATATTATCAGGAACTTCTACCTCAATATCTAAAGATGTGACTGCCAGACGTCCGCAAGGGTCGATGAATGAAGCCCAGTCTAAGCTGTCCACGCGCAAGCGCTCTGAGATATCAGGGCTTGCGTCGTCGGACGCATAAGTAATGAAAACAGTTTTGGTAACTTTCATAATATTTGACTCTCTTTATTTGTGATTGTATTATCTACCCAACGAGATTAAGAATATATCTACCCAAAGCATAAATCAAGAGGTTTATAATAAATTATGGGAAAAAAAGCGCACGATAAGTTAGATGTCATGGCACGCATCATTAAGCAAAGACACCCTGCAAAAATCTACCATGTGTGGGATTTTGCCAAATGCTACGTTGCGTTTAAGGATATGAGTTATGCAGAGTTCAAAGCCATATTGAAAGATAACTACGATGTGAGTATTGACAACATCGTTACTTTAAAGGTAGATTGAACTCAGCAACCCAACCACCAGTGCTATCTCCTTTTGCCCCTCAATGAGGGGCTTTTTTTATCAATCTAAGGTATGAGATATAAAAACTTACGCCAAAAATAAGCGCAAAAAACCAAGCTATTCTGAAAAAACATAGTAATTCATTCATATCATCCACCTTGTGCAGGATAAAACTTCCCAATCTCACGAAGCTCCTTGACGTTGCGCGTCTCAAATACCCCGCAATCCCATTTCACCCATGCCGTGACCGCATCGTCGCTGCGATAGGTTCCCTTTACCACGCCGATAATGGTTGGGTTTTCTTTGAGTTGAACCAGTGAATGCGTGTTAATCATAATCCGTAAGCCCTGCGCAGGCAGAACATGGCATAAGTCCAATCACTAGCGGCGAAGCTTTGAGCCATCATAAATGCGTGATTATCTACAATTTTCATGTTCGTATCTCCTGTTTGGTTTCGTACATAATAAATCTACCCATAATCTATTGTCAACCACTAGACAATAATAAAATTCGCCTGTAGGATATCAACAAACAACAACAGGGGAACAAAATGAACTACCAGAAGATGATTAAAACGGCAATGGCTAAAAAAGGTATCCGCACGCAGAACGAACTTGCACACCGCGCAGGAATAAGTAAAGCCGGTCTGAGTGATATCGCTAATGGTAACACTGAGCCGAAAGTTAAAACCCTGGTCAAAATCGCTGATGCCTGTGGCGTTGGCATAGCGACCTTTCTTTCATACGGTGATGAGTGATGCGCACAGAAGAGGAATACCAGAAACTGATGGGCATTATCGAGGCGGTTATCTGCCTGGATAATAACTCTTACGGCGTGGCGGGTACGGGTATCGGCGATGAAGAATACCTGAAAATATATGAAATAATTCCTGAACTAAAGGAGTTCATGTGATGGACACTAAGGCAACATTTGAAGTGTTTCGAGGCTGGTGGTTTGCGCTGGAACAGAATGAGTTAAGGCTGAATGTCGCAGCAGGCTGGGGTTTCAAAATCTGGTTAGCATCCCGCGCGGCAATCGAAATTGAGTTGCCGAATCCAGAAGAATATCTATGCAATGGTTCTGCTGAGGCGGCACTGATAGATGTTTGCTCGGCCATCACCTCCCACGGGATCAGAATTAAGGGGAAGACGGAATAATGGGCGGAAGAGGAAGCTGTCGGCGCAATCGCCATTTACGGTGCGTCCCTTGCTACAAAAAGAACGAAGATTTACAGCGCAGAAAACTGCCTTACAACGGGTGGGAGGATGTTGCTCTTCTCGGCGAAAAAGGCTCTGCATATCTCTGCAAATGCAACCAGTGCGGACATGAATACACGACAAATTCTCAGGCAGCTCATCGTGCATTTAGGTCTCTACAAAATAAGGTTAAGCCATGAATAACGATTTAGAGCAGTTCAGCGAAGAAAGGCTGAAAGAGATTGTCTCCGCTATCAAGCTTGAGCCATGTGATTACCATGATGTTTACGACAATATCCAGCACGGTGAGATTGCAGCTCTCGCCCGCATAGCCCTAGCAGCAAAGCAGGCCAAGCCGGTGAATTCTCCGTGCGAAAAATGCAAAGGCTCTGGATTTATGGATAGTGGTGGCACTCAGCCTTGGGGTGAGCCAATTATTGTTCAATGTGATTGCACCACCCCACAGCCATCCCATACAGAGCAGGATGGTTGGATTTCCATTACCAAACACATGCTTGCTGATTACCGCGACGTGAAAAACGCCGAAGTTGAAAAATATAAGGCTGGTTACGCTGGGTATTATGACCGACCCGGAACGCGCTGGGCTAGAGATTTTGCAGACTTAAGTGATGATCTGCACGCAATCGACGCATTGCTCGCCACCGCCCCTAAACCGGAGAGTGAACTAATAAATCCAGATGAACAATGTAAAGAAAAGAAAAAAGACCAATGGTGAATATAATAAAATTATAGAAAATTCTCTAGATAGAGTTGCCAATAGGTTGATTAAAAAATGAATGCAATAAACTTCATAAAAAAGAACGTTGAAGCTGAATTAAAAAAGCGCGGGCTACCGCAAGAGGCTAGCCGTTACGCTATCGAACATTATAATAATGTCCCTCAATCTGTTAAGAAGGGTAAAATTTATGATGAATGCCTTGAACAGGCCATAAAAATGGGGAAGCTAATGAAATGAAAATAAAATTACCGAAATGTGCATTGCTGGCGCTTATTGCATTCCAAGCGAAGAAGGATATTCGTTATTACCTTAACGGAATTTGCCTGTATCCAAATGGTGAAGCCGCTGCGACTGACGGACACCGGATGATTTATATAACCGGACTTGAGCCATGGGGTAGTAACGGTGATGAAAATGTAATTATCAGTTTTGACCAGAAAGTGCCGGGGGGAAAATGGGAGTATGTAATTATAGACACAGAGGTTTGCATGGCCGAGTACATCACCAGTGAGTCACATGTTGCTGCATTCTCTATGGTTTCGGTGGCCGATGGAAGATTCCCAGACGTGCAGCGCGTGATACCAAAGGGCGAGCCTGAGCCAGCCAGTTCTATCGGGTTCAATGCTAAATACATTAATGCCGCAGCTAAAACAGCCAGGCTTTTCAGTCCGCGATTTGAGTCAATCAGATTTGACTTATACGGAAACACAAATGCCGCTGTGGCTACAGTCAAAAGCCTTGACGGTATCACTGCAAAAATTATTGTTATGCCTATGAGGATTGACTAATGAATAATAAAGCAGAAAGTTGGTTAATGGCTTTACTTGCAAGTTTTCTTATTATTCTTGATATTGGATATTATCACGACTGGTCTTTGTTATGGAGAATACCGATTGATTTGTACGTTCCATTCGTGGGTATGTGGTTAGCAAGAATATATCAGAGGTTTCTGTAATAAAAAGCCCCTTAGCGGGGCTTGTTTTTTAACCAATCCTCAAGCGCTTCAAAAGCTGATTCCCATCCCAAAGCAATACAGACGAACGCGCCATGTTGCTGTGCCGCGGTCATAAACTCTGGCTGTCCATCTTCTATTCTGCTCTTGGTGTGGTCTCTGCGTTTCAGTTCGCAGATGAATCCTGTAGGTATCACGATATCACTTGCACCGGATTTTAGCGCCCCCTTGGCCCGCTCTGTATTAACCTGCTGGTGTGTCCTTTTCCCCTCATTTTTTATGTGCAGGGCTATTTTAAAAATATCAGGATATCTCGACCTGAGTTGGTTAAAAAATGTTATCAGTTCCGCATCTTCCGGGGCGCACTTACCCCGGAAAGACTTATCGCCATATACCTTTATTCCCTCTGGAAATATCATACCTCACCCCAATACATTCCAACCACGTTGTGGTATTTGGAACCCTTATCCCGCCTGAACATAATGATAGACGGCTTTTCTGCGCTGTCTCTCTGCTCTAAAGCCTCGTCAATGGTCTTATCTTCGCCCCACGCTCCCTCACAAAACTCATGCCATTGTTTTCTAATCCACGCCTTCTCGCTGGTAGGGTTATAGAACTTACTCACAAAATAAGGTTTATCTTCAACAGCAAAGTCCACTTTTATTGTGTGTTTTCCTTCGCTGTTGTAGTGCATTTTTATCGCCATATGCGTGACCTCTCTCTGTTTGGTAGAATAAGGAGACGCGTCCAGCTTATCTGCCATTTCCTTTAGCTTTTCGTTGGGGTCAACGATTTCAGCGCGGCATTTGACGCAATACCTCGCGGCAATGTCGTTTTCCTCGTGGCACTCAGGGCATTCCTTGAATGACCATTTATGTGAGCAGCGAATAAGCTCACCAAATTCACCTGCAATTATGTATCCCTTGCACCTCCTACCAAAGTGCGCTGGAAGTGGTTTAAATGTTGGCTCGTCGCCAGGTTTAAGTGGAGGGACTTCTGTCATTATTCTTTCTCCTGCAAGGTCAATAAAGTACCCTTCTCCGTCTATTCCCAATTGCTCAGGATTTGGCCTTGCGGCAAACTCATTGTCATTGCTACACAGGGGGCATATCACCGACATGGTAACCTTTTCTTTCTTCTTCCTTATCCTCATGTCAGGTTCAAATATATTTCCGCTATCTGAGAAGTGACGTTCCAGATTGCCACCATAATCACTAATCAGGCAGTTAGCTTTGCCATCAAACAACCTGAATCCTCGGCCTATTATCTGCTGGAATAGACCTGGTGACTCGGTAGCTCGCATTAGTGCTATGTGGTCAACGTGTGGAGCATCAAAACCAGTCGTTAGCACCTGGATGTTGATAATGTATTTTATGCGCTGATTTTTGAAGTCGTTTATTATTCTCGCTCTTTCGGCTTGGTGCATTTCACCGTGGACAAAAGCGAACTTACCTTGTGGCATACTCTCCATGATTTCATCGGCGTGTTTTTTGGTGGCCGCAAAAATCATGACGCCTTTTTTGTCAGCTGACCTTGCTACAATATCTTCCACGATTGCTGACGTTTTTCTTCCCAGGCCGACAAACGTCTTCTCTAATGACTGGTTGGTAAATTTACCTGTCTTGTCGAGTTGTAAGCCTGATGTGTCGTAAGATTCCTCACCATGCTCTGTGATGGGTGGTGTAAGAAAGCCTTCATCAATAAGCCTCTGTGCAGAAAGCTCATACACCACCCTGTCATAGTAAGGCTCTACTGCGGTGTCTTCGTCAGTAGCGCCAGACTGATAATGGTCTTTATAGATGTATCCGGTCAGCATTCTGTATGGCGTGGCGGTGAGGGCAATAACCCTAAGTTTTGGGTTTGCTCGGCGCATACTCTCAATGATTAGCTTCATTGTCGGTGTAATTCCGTGCGCTTCGTCCACTACTACAGCGGCGTATTTGCTGCCAAACATGTTTAGTGAGCCTTTGACGGTTAAAGGGCTACCAAACACCACGGGGTGGCGTAGGTTTTTAGCCCCCGCGCTGGCGCTAAACAGGCTTGCTGGTTCTCCGGTAAGTAGATACTTCTCCCTGTTTTGCAGGACAAGCTCCTTGGATGGTGCCAGGCATAGAACGCGCTTACCGCTAGCCTCATTAAGGAGTCTTGCAGTTTCTGCCACGACCAGGCTCTTTCCAGCCCCTGTCGGCAACACCACGACACACGATGCAATAGACTTTTTGATGTGGCTCATTATTGCGTCAACAGCCTCCTGCTGGTACGGCCTTAGTTTGTATTTCATTTCCAGCACTCTCCATAAAACGGGCAAAGGTGGCAAGAATCATTAGGGTCTTTTTCTTCGTTAACGGTCTCCTTGCTTATGGCAACGAAGTCCACAACACAATCCCTATTAAATGGCAGTGTCTGGTCAGTAACTGAGCCCGTATTCTTATTCACCGTTAATAATAAACATTCTCTTAATGTCTTTGTTTCTGACATAAGCTTCTGCAAGTGAAGCAAGTGCCATTCCTTTTCTTCATCTGTATCACTGACAGCGATGTACAGTAGCTTACCGAAAATTATTCCGTCTATCTCACCGGATGGTAGTTTTGCATGCCTTTTTTCAAGTGCATCGTTTTCACTGGCTATAACATCACGAATAGCTAAGTCCATTTTGTTGATATTTCTTATTTTCTCAATGACATTATTGTTGCGCGAACCGCTCCATATTAACTTCCTGCATGGAGACAGTATTACATTTGAAGGAAGGATGAACATGCTATTCTCCAATACCAAAAAAAGCCCCGCGAACGGGGCGTTAATTAATCAGAATCCTACATCATCGTCATAATCAATCGGCGGCTCATGGGACTCTGTTTTTGTTTCTTTTTTCTTTTCCTGTTTCGGTGTTGGGTTTGTTTTACCTCTACCGAAAATACCACCAATCCAGTTTCCTTTTTTGGTTTTGCCTGTGTTATCAGCGTCTGTCTCCCACACACGAAGAAGAAGAATCATTGGCTTGTTCAGCAGTGCGGAAGCCATAGACATTTCTGTTGGCTCCTTGCCTGCTGCCATTAATTTACCACCGGCGTTGGAGTCAATAGACGCAAGAACCGTGATTGCTTTGTCGCGCACCTTACTGTCGTTGCTGAACACCTTAAGCTTTTGGAAAATAATTCGATTAATGAATTCACCTTCCAGAACACGCCACTTGACGTTGAAGTAGTCCTCTCCTTCGTAGTTGTTAAGCGCAACCTCTTCAACGGAGGCGATAACCTTTGTACCATCTGGGATGGGCTCAAAATTACCACCCGCAGACTCAAAGTCACCGCCTTTTGCTTCTTCGTTATTACTTAATGTCCAAAAACTCATAATAAGAACCTCTCGTTATTTAATGATAAGTTTAATTTTACCGTCTACCAGCTCACACCCTGAAACCTCTTTTCCTGATTTCAGTTCCTGCTTAATAAGGGTTTTGTCTAATGACTTAACCACTTTTACATAAGCTTCATCTATGTTATCAGTATTTACTTTTGATTCATCTATAAGCAACACCTCTGTATGTTTCCCAAGGGTTATAGAAAGTATTTTACCTGTTATTTTATTCAGGCCAACGATTGACATATTTACTCTAAGATAATCCTCAAGATTTGAAATCTTGTTTCCAAGAAGTCTTTTTCTTTCTGACAGTCTGTCTATCTCATTTTTGAGAGATAATTCATCTGCACGCTGTTCGATGATAAATGCCGCTACCTTCTCAGCTTTCTCCTTAAATTCACCCTTAACCATGTTGATGGTATCAACCAATTGGTCTTCTGGAATATCATCGATAGCCAGGAGTTCGTTTAAGTCCTTGGTTATTTCATAGAGTTTCATTTTTTGTAATACCCAATCATATCTACAAGTGGATTGGTGTTTTCTTGGAGTTCAATTTCTGATTCCAGACCGTACCGGTTCTTTGCCAGAACATACCCCTGACGTCCATCGCTGGATGTAATGATAATACGCTTGTCTGTGTTGACGACTTTACCCACCTTAGTGGTGGTGCCCTTCTTGTCCTTCTCAACACCTTTTACAAACATTTCTGTCCGCAGGTACAACACCATGTCTGAAGGATTGACGTAATAAGGCACGCTCTTGTCATGCATTTCCAAGGAGAACACGCTGTATTCGTCAGTATCCGGGCTGTTTCGCACCTTTTTAATGCCCGCATGAGCCAAGAATATAATGGTCATGTCTTTTCGTGAGCGCAGAGCGTCACAGGCGTTCACCACTGATGAGTGGAGTTCCGCCACTTCGTCATAGCCTTTATTGTATCCACCCGCCGCAGACCCGATATTATCAACGCCGTACCGCTCGCACACCTCATGTTCAAGCATTTTATGAAGAGAAGTTACACTGTCAATAACAAGAGTTTTGTATTCATGGTCTTCTGTAATCAGGTCACGCAGGTTGGACAGGATGCTGTCCTTGGTGCTGACCTTCTTTTCTGTGCTTGAACGGGGAAGAACCGGGAACATGTCTGGTCGTTCTTCTTCTGGGAGTGAGTCGAATACGCCTGTTATTTTTTCAGCCTGGATAAATACAGGATTAGGGAACAGCGAGGCAAGCTTGGTTTTACCTACACCTGGCGTTCCTACGATGGTAATCATGGGAGCAACGACTTTTGCTTTTTTGATATCTGAAAGTGCCATTATATAGTTTCCTCTCGATTGCTTGGGTTATGTTTACTTCGAAAGCAAATCTACCCATATACGAGAAGTTAGTCAATACTTGATTAAACATTTTTTTTATGTAGACTGAAAACACTTTATGCTTACAAGGAATCACTATGTTAACGATAGCCGAGAAGATTGCAAAGATGGAGGCTGAGCAGGTTGAGGCCGTCATGCAGTATTTTGGAACGGTAAGGGCTGTGTCACACTTTCTTAATATATCCCCACAGGAAGTGTACCGGTGGCGCAAGAACGGCCGTATCAGCAAGAACAGCGCCAGAGCCTTGGAATATCTCACTAACGGCAGGTTTAAAGTGTGTGACATGCTGCCTACCGCGGCTCGATGGAGAGAGAGAGCATGACATCCCATATCGATTATCTTGAATCTGGATTCTCGGTTATAGGGATGCATCCCATTACGCACGATATGAAGTGCTCATGTAACAGAGAGGACTGCAAAGCACCAGGCAAGCACCCGCTGAGCAACAATTGGCAGAACGCTAAAATTACGTCAATGGAAAGCGCAGAGCGCATGGAGCGTAACGGGAAGCTGAAATCTTTCGGGGTGTTAGTATCCGGGTATCTCGTCATTGACATTGACCCGCGCAACGGAGGTGAAGAAGGTTACGAGGCATTATGTGCAGCTCTGGATTTGGAACTCGCAGACGAGTCGGGATTCGTTGTAAAGACTGGGGGTGGCGGAAAGCATATTTATTTTAAACTAGAAGATGGCATGAAGCTGCGTTCCCATGATAGCCGGTTCAAAGGAATCGACTTCAAGGTTAGCGGATTTGTGGTGGGGTCTGGCTCATTCCATGCTTCCGGCAACTTCTATACCACGGAGAAAGGCTCCCCGCACGATATCGGCATGATACTCCCATCATTAGCCATTCTGTTAAAGGTGGACGAGTCCAGTAACTTCCAGTACGGCGGGGAGGACTACAGCGATTCAGAACTAAAGGAAATGCTAACCTTTGTCTCCGGCGGTGAAGAGTATGAACAGTGGGTTCGCGTGGGCATGGCTATTCATGAAGCCACCAACGGGAACGGCGTTGACCTGTGGGATAGCTGGTCTTCTTCATTCGACGGGTACGAAGAGGGAGCTATACATTACAAATGGTCATCATTTGGGAATTACGGAGGCAGCAGGGTAGGCAGTGGCACACTTCACATGATGGCCACGGAAGGGGGATGGGCACATTCCATTGACTTTCAGCCCACAGAAGATGAGCTGGCTGCCCTGGACAGGGTAGAGAGGGCTTTAAGCTCCCGCGCAGGTGATATACCAATAAATTATAAGCATGTAGATATATGCAACCCTCCTGGAATAACAGGGCGTATTGCGGCGTGGATAAACCAGAACTGCGCCAAAGAGCGTAAGCGCCTGTCCACCATGGCGGCAATATATATTGTCTCCATCATGACGGGTACGCGCAGTGACATTTACCTGACACCACGGAAAGCCAACGCCAATCTGTTCTGTGTGGGTCTGTCTGGCTCCGGTTCTGGTAAGGGTGACGTCTTGTCCGCACTAAACAGGATTGTTGACTACATGGGGTTGTCCCGCACGGTGGCTGGTAAAATTCGCTCGGAAAGGTTCATCTATGACGGTCTGGCAAAAAACCAGATGCTAAACCTTATCATGGATGAAATCGGCATAAAGCTGAACAACGTCATTGGTGCAAAGGTCAGCGACTACAACAACGGCACAGGCGGTGCATTGCTTGAGTGTTTCAGTGCTGACGGCATTCTTAACGTTGACCCCAACGTGTGTGACGACTTTATTTCCAAGCTGCAAAAGAGAATGTCGGGATTTGTCGCTATGGTGCAGGACAATGAAATGCTGGATTTTACAGAGCAAGAAGTCAAGGACCAGTTCGACCCCGTGATTAATCGCGTGGACGGCAAGATAGTTGACCCGTTCCTGAGTATATTTGGCCTGTCCACCGACGAGCAGTTTAAACAGTTAATCACGGAGAATAACATTAAGTCGGGTCTAATTGGTCGCTCGTTCATCATCCAGGAACTACAGCAAATCTCCAAAAGGAATCACGACTACCGGAAAGACGATATGCCCATCAACCTGAAAATGCGCATCACCAACATTATCAGTAGTGGCGCATACGAGAAGCGCAACCTCACTGGCAGCATTATCAGCCCAAAGAACAGACGCATCATTAAGTCCAGGCCGGAAGTGGAGCGAAAAGCTGAGGAAATATTCGACTGGATAGACAGGGTTGCCAATATGCACGTTGAAGCGGGCACGGGATTTGAGCCCATCATTAACCGATGCTCAGAGAAAATAGCGAAGGTGGCAGGCGTACTGGCGTGTGAGTCAGGAATCATTGAAATGGAACACCTGGAATACGCCGTAATGCTTACCATGCTGTCTGTGAGCGATTTAATCATGCGAGCCAACTCACTGACAGCCTCAACAGCCAAAAGCAACGAGGAGCGCGTGTTTGCCCTGCGAAGTATGATATCTGAGTACGCTAAGCGCGGCATGGCCCGCAAAGCCACCATCAGGGGGGTGGCGAAAGACGGCAAGTTCAAGCGGCAGGATGTGGAGACCATGATTGATGCCATGTTGGAAAGTGGGGACATAGCAGTTGATGAAGAGGCTCCTAGGGCAAGTAACAGGTCGATAATCTACCGACTGGTTGATAACGAGGATGATATAGACAAGCAAGTCCATTAGAGAAACCCGCTTAGGCGGGTTTTTTTATTGCTTGTAAAAACGTGTCCGTTAGGATAGTTTGGTTAAGTTGTTGTTTAGTAAAGGTTTTAACGGACGAAACGGAAAATCGTGTCCTTTAGCGTGGCCTTTAGAAATGAATTTAAGCAATTGATTTTACTGCTTAATAGTTTCTAAAGGCCGAAAGGCCTAAAGGACACAGGGTAAAACAAATCGTTTTAGCAAATAACTTTGCAGCCCACCGTGTCCTTTAGGGTCTTTCGTCCCTTCAAGGAAAATTAGAAAGGAAACAACGACATACGTTAGGTTTGAAAGGACAACCTAACGGACAAGGAAAAAAACATGTCCTTTAGAAATCGCGCCCTGGCTTGCCAGACTGGCGCTTTAGTCGTTTCTGGAATAAAAAAACCCCCTTATATAAGATAAAAGATAATAAAGGTATTTATTCTCTTAAGGGTTATAATTATATTATACTTAAATATAATTATCACAAACCAAGGGGTAAGTATGTTCTACATCGGAAACATGAAGGGTAATGAACTGAGTATGGCGGTTGCTGACAAAATCAATTCACAGGATATCGGCGTGGTGTACCTGTGGCAGACAGAGCGTGAGGCAGCAAAGATAAGGCAAGTTGCTTATCAGGCGAAAATGGGGGGAATGGTGGGTTCAAGGTCAATCAGCACTTTCCTGTCAGAGAACGACAGGCATGTTATGGCAGTAGTGGTATTCGCCGGGGACATCGCTGATATGGAAAACGATAGCGATGGAAAAATTGTTTAAATAAGTGTTGAAGGTAAATAGTGATTAGGGTAGATTAGATTTCAAGGAGGATATTATAGCCACAGGAACGTAACCAAGGGGTCATCATGTGAACCGTAACGCTGGCGAGCGAATACGCAAACTCAATAACTGAATGGTGGAAGGGGTAGGAAAATGAAAATAGTTGCGTTGTTTATTAATTTGTTTTTGGCGGGACTGGTGCTGGGTCTGGTATCCGTCATGTTGTCTGGATTTGCTGGCTCATCAACAACAGTGCCGATTGAGAAGAGGTGTGACAGTCTTCTGTTTGATGGCGCTAATAAAAGAAATCCACTTAAGGCGTCGTTCACGGTGCTGGATTATGGTGACAGGTTCACGGCTACGCTGATTGTTAATGGTGTGACACTGGACTCGCCAAAGCTACAGCCCGTTAAAGGTGGAGGAATGGGTGGGCATATTGGCGATGTCATGTACTTCAAAGACGATAACGGTTATGCCGTGGGTACGGATGGTGATTTAGTGATTATCAATAACTGCTCTGTGGGGGTGTGAGGTGAGGCGTAATAAGCCGCATATCTACATGCGCGACGGATTATGGAAAGTGAGGACTAAAAAGCTATCTTGGTTAATAAGAATTTTCAGTAGCACCAAGAGCGACGACGCTGCTATAAGGTGGGCGAGAGAGGCGAATAGTAAAATATTTTATCGTAAAGCGTGGGACTGCTTAAATGGCGGCGCGTTTATTCCATTAGGTGGTGTGAAATAAACTATGAAACCACATATCTACATGAGTGATGGATGCTGGCATGTAAAACCAGAATCTGAAAGATTAACAAAAAGGGACAAGGTTGCGCTCTACTGGGCTTATCTCGCAAATAGGAAGTTGTGGAGCGCTAAGGAGTATGACGGGACACTTAATAAGCATTTTTCAGGAGGTAATCCATGAAATACAAACTGACAGTTGAACAGGCGGACCGGGCACGAAAGCTATACATCCGAATTAAGGTGGTGGCGCTGGGTGAATTTGAGTTGACCGATGATGATATCGACGCCCGCGAGGCGGTGAACGAACTGTACGACGAGCAGGTAGACGCGCTGGAATCTTACATGGAAGATTTGGGTATTCCTTCTGCCAATGTAAGAAACTCCATGCTGTGGCGTGAAGGTGATGAATGTTATTTGGAGGTGCCTGATGGGGCCATTGAAGATAGCTTTGATGCTTAATGCGTTGGCGTGGATTATTCTCTGCGCTGTGTTTTACGGTCTATGGTGGGCGATATCATGATTATGCGTAAGCGGTGGAGTAAGCAGCACGACGAGCAGCTCAAG